ATGAAAGTTTTGCTCGTGAACAAGACGCAGATCGCGCTGGCTGGAGAGGCACCTGAGATCCTCGCCGCTTTCGAACGCCTTACGCAAGGCTTGCAGGTCGACATCGTACGCCAGACGGAGACGTTGATGGAACTCGACGTCAGCGAGAGCCAGGCGAAGCGGGAGCGCGTCACGGAACAATTGAAGATGCGACTGGGAGCGTCCTAACGGGCGCTCTTTTTGTGCATAGAAAAAGACCTCCCGCTAATGCAGAAGGTCTGAAAAATTCAAAAAGAAAAGCCCTTTAAGGGCCCGCATGGGACGGCGTACACACAGCACGCTTAATAATTACTATCGTGATCCACGCGTGAACAGTGTTAGTTGTCTAACCTGTAACTGAATAATAACACTACTATCAAACGTTGTAAATAATCCTGAGTGTTTTTTTGTTTTTATTTTTTTATGTTTATTTTGGACATCTAATGCAGTTGTGATTGTCCAAATTTAGTTGCGTCATTTGTCTTTTTCGCGCTAAGTTCCAAATTCGATTCGCTAATATATCACTAGCTTGTATCATAAAATCATTATGAGAAGTTTTGTATTGAATGTTGACTCGTAATGTAGAATTAAACAGCTTTTTTCTAACCGTGGAATAATCGAAACTGACAATACCTTTAGAAAATTCTTCGTGTATCGACTCTTCTAAACCATAGTAACCATTGGTCGATGTCGGTTGCTCATCAATAAAAATATTTAAATGAGTTGGGGCATTCGGGTTTACTTTGTTTTCTCTTATTAATACTTCAAGTTTTCTTTTTATAGCCATCTTCAGAGCATAATCTTTAAAACGATGTCGAGAAAGTTTGTCTTCCATTATACTATCATACATATGCTCGATTTCGGTAATCACCGAAAATGATTCAACGTCTTTCATTATCCCCATTAAAGATCTTTTATGTTTATTTTGTAAAAAACAAGCTTTGGCTTCTGCAATTCCAAGGTCCTTACAAATGCTCAATGCCAATTTACGGTATCGTCGTGTAGTTCTTTCTCGAACTGCTTTATCCAAGAATACGAATCCACCATAAACAAAATGTCCTGATTCTTCTTTTTTATGTAGAACTCCAGAATCGTCTGCGTAAAATGTTATTGTCTGCATTTAAAAGTTCCTCTCGTAAATTAATGTTTCCATTATATCACCCCGATTCTTTTTATTCTCTAAAAAAAGGAAAAAAGCCCACCCGTGAGGGTAGGCGTAAAGTTAGATGTCTTTGAGTTTGTTGTAGGCTTTCTTATCGTCTAGCGCCTTCTGCATACCTTGCGCTTCCGACGTGATGTTGTTGTTCTTCCACCAGGCGATGATGAGACCGATGACACCGATCGCACCCGTGACGAATCCGTCCACCTTTTCCGATTCGAACGGAAGTGGATCGTACCCCATCGCAAGCAGAGTCGCATTGAGCATTGCATACAACGGAACGGCGAGGCGGATAAAAGCAACTGTTTTTTCGTTCATGTTGATTCCCCGTTTCTTAGAAAAGTGTGTTCCATGTTGCGAGACCAACAACTTTGTCTGCTTCGAGCTTTTTACGCTTCTGATATGCCCCGACCTTGTCAGCCGTCTGCTTATCGTACTTGCCTGTGACAGACGCTCCGACGGCACGCTGGATGCGTTCGATGTCTTTCTTGGCCATGCCCTTCGCACCGATGTAAAGCGGCTTGCCCGGATACGGTACGATTGCCTTGCCGTCGCCTTGCGGTTTAGCAGCAGGCTTTGGCGTCGGTTTTGATGCAGGTTTAGAAACAGGTGCTTTCGAGACGGAAGGCTTCTTCTTCCCACCAGCCGCATCGTACAACTGATAGTGCGGGTAGTCAGGGAAGCCCTTCCAGTCACCGCCCCACTCCATGCCACGCTTCTTCATCGCCGCGACGATTGCCGAGAGCTTGCTGTTGCCGGGTGAGTAGAAGTTTGACTTCGTGCCATCATCTGAGTAGACGAAGAGATCGACCGCGACACCGAAGTTGTGATTCGATTGACCGCCTCGTGCTCCAGTGACGATCGGACCAGGTTTCGTGCGGCCCTGCGCGTAGAGTGCGTCCTGCTCTGCTTTCGAACGGTAGCCTTGCGCGACCCCGACGTAGATGCCTTTCGGCGCGAGTTCCTTGATGACGGCACGGGTGATGTCTGCGACGTCCTTGTCCATGCCCGGTGCGTTCAGCTTACGGTTGGCTTTCTCGATCAGCCAGTTGACGGATAATGTCATGGTGTAGCCTCCTTATTTATAGAAGATGCCGAGGATTGTTGCGATGCCGCCGAGTGTCGGGACGACGATGAGCGACCACTTGCCGAACGCCGCCCATGCCCGTTCACTCCGCTTGTCTTTCACCTCGACGTTGAGTGTCTGTTCCTTATGCTTGCGTGCCGCTTCATTTTCGAGCGCTGCGGAGAGCTGTGAGATGACGAGTTCCTGCGACTTGAATAGCCCCCTCGTCATTTCCTGTGAATCCCGGATGACCGATCGTGTCTCGCGCGAGTTATCGTTCAGCGTCGACTCGATCTTGGTTTGCGAACGTTCGACAGCGCTTAACTTGTCATTGATTGACGTGATGTCAAGACGCATCTTCTCATCCGATTTTTCGAGTGAGGCAATCCTAAGACCATGATCTTGAACGGTCTGTACGATGGATTCCATGTTTTCCGCTCCTTCCAAGCGATGACCCCCTAGTGTATTTAAGTTGTGTATGAGGTAAAAAGAAAAAGCGCCCCGAAGGGCGCTGTGATGTATTTATTCAGCGAGTTCGGGGACGCCTGACTCAACCAAGATTTCTTTCACCGCTGGTTGGAGCGAAGAAGGAACCTCTGCGAATGTCAATTTTCCTAAGATAATGCGTTGTGCAAGTAGCAATGCCATCATAACCTCACCTCCTTTCCCTCCGAATACAAACCATAAAAAAAGACGCCTCATCATGGCATCGTGGTTAAAATCAATTCCGTCACAACATCTTCCAAAAACTGATACTGCGTCGTCTGTGCTTGGTTTTGCAATTGCAACATTTGGTTCTTACGTTCCATGTCTTTCAAGCGTTCACTGAAGGGTTTATCCGGTGGCTGAGAGGGCGTCGGATTGAACGGTTGCCACTTGATCTCGCCACCTACGACCTTGACCGCCTGCTGTGTCATGAAGTCCTCCTTATGCTGATCCCAAGCAAGTTTCAATACGCCGATGATGTTCTTATCTACCGCTTTCAGTTGCGGGTACGTCGCCACGTCTTGCGCGAACGTCGTCTCCCGAATCCAGACGCCCTCGTTCTGATTGACGATAACGAGGACATCGCCCGTGACGTTGTTGTAATAGATTTTGCCGTTTACCTTTGGCATCGCGCCACCTCCTTAATTATCCAATTGCAATCCATGTATAGTTGATTGACGCATTGACACCGGTCGAAAACCTAAAACCATTCGGATAGATTGTTGCACTAGCGGAAGAACCAGGCGTCGAGTTATTACTAGATGATATAGAAGCCATAGCAACATATCTTGAGTCAACTGCATTAGTTAATTCGGGTGATGCATAAGTTCCGAATGTAGCGTTATTGCTGTTGTACCAGACTACAAGTTGAGGTTTGAAAGAAAGACCGGTTACAGTAAGGGAAGAAGATGAACCGTCAGATGTCGTTATACCAGAAGCGAATTTCTTAAATACACCACTCGCCAACTGCGCACTAATCGCATCGAACGAGCTTCCCGCCGGTAAGCCGACCTGCGTTGCAAGGGCGTCCCGCTTCGTGCTGATGCGGTCTTTGCCGTCCTTCGCCGCTTTCGCACCTTCGAGCAGTGACGCATCGTTCGCCAGCGCCTTGTTGAAGGTGTACGTCTGCGTGTTCGACATGCCGTTGCTATCTGTCACCGTGACGCTGATCGTGTGCGTGTTGTAGTATTTCAGCGCGTCCCAGTTCGTTTGAGGAATCGTGAACGTGCGGGATAAACTCGCAGGGTTGCTGTAGGTGTTGACCGTCGTCCCGTTGACTTTCTCGACGATGGACGTGATGGTGCTACCACTTTCCGGCGTGACCGTATACGAGAGGACGGATGAAGCGGTCTTATCGCCCAGTGCGCCGGATGCCGGAGAGACCGAAGCACCAGTGAAGTACGTCCCGCTGAAATAGGCGCCGGATGTCGATTGGCGAGTCAGTGGCGGTGTCGTCATACTGAGTTTAAACGTGTTGTCGAACAGCGTCGAAACGTTCGTGTAGCCATCGCCCGTGAGCGTCGTGGTAGCGCCCCACGTCCCGTTGAACACCTTTAGCGCCGTTTGCGTCGTCGTCGCGTTTTGCGCGTCCCATGTCAGCAGGACTTTACCTTGCGCATCTGCCGTAAGGGAAGCGTTCATCTGGTCGTAGGTGTTCCCTGTCGTCTGCTTCGTAGGTGTCGCCCATGTTACACCACCGTCGTCAGAATACGAGGTGCGTATATTGAACTTCGCGCTGTCTGTTGCGTCCTTACCTTGCCATGCGACCCACATGCGACCGTTTGCGAGACCATTGATGGATTGCGGGACGAAGATGGCGGATGGATTAGATTGAGCGTAAGATGCCCCTAAAAACACTAATCTACTTTTCCAAGGTGAGTTCGGGAAGGAAGAACCGTCATCTGTAAATTGTTTGTTAGTAATAATAATCCGATATGTTCCGTTGTTATTAAGCTCATAAACAATAGCAGGAATACCACTCTTATCAAAAACAACTGATGGATTTTGCAGAAACTGGGTTGTCGATGTACCGATTGTTACCTGCTCCACCGCACCCCACGTCACCGAACCGTCCGCCGCAATCGTACCCTTCGCATACCGGATGTTGAAGCTGTTCGGGTACGTGCCGTTTTTCGACGACCAAGCAGCGTGGATTTCCGTGCCGGTATCGTTGATGGCAGTAGATACCGCACCCATCGCCGTTTGCCCGGTATCGATGTTTTGCGCCGTGCCTTGCAAGACGCCAGAATCGTTGTAGCGATAATGTTTGACGCCCGATGTCGAGAAGGAGACCGTGACGTGAATGTCGTTCCCCTTCGCCGCAAGCGTTACATCATTGACTGCTTCCGTGACCGTGACGAGTTGCGCCCAGGCCGTGCCGCCATCGAGCGATTTGTGCAGCTGCCATGATGTCGTCGAGGTACGAACCGCTGAGATAAGCGCACCGTTGAGAAGGCGAACAATCTTCCGCCCGCCATTACCCGCCGTACTCAGCCCCGTACCCGTCGCAACCGTTGCGTTATTGATCGTAGGCATTACATCACTCCTAACTGCTGCGCGGTCGTCACGATGCTCGTTCGTGTACCGGCAAGTGTCTGTCCGATTTCAGCGAGCGCGCCTTCGACCTTCGTAGACGTAAAGTAATCGTTGGCGTCTGCAATCGTGATGTCGTTCGCGGTGCTGGCAAGAGTCGGGAGTTGTGTCGTCGGAACTTTGCCACCTACGAGTGAGGCGACACCGTCCGTTGCACCTTTTTGGCTCGATGGGATCGCCGCGTCCGCCTTGTCCTTGATGGTCTTAGCTGCTGTATCGACCGCGTCCGCTAAGGCGTTCAAGTCTCGGACGACGTCCGCTGTGTTCGTATTATCAATCTTAGGAAGATTAAAGTGTGTCGTCGGCATGTCAGTCTCCTTCCGTCGTGAGAATTTGTTCGTAGATCAAGCCACTATCTTTCAGCTCTTGATACGTCGCATACAGCGTCTTGATGTCGCCATACGTGTTGTAGCGATACTTGTAGACGATGTCGAAGTATGCCGGGATGGATCGCGCAAGCGCGTCCTGTACGTCCTTGATGCGTGTCGGAATGCCGAGCTGGTCGGCGAACTCGATCGTGTAGAGGAACGTATCGTAGTTGATCGTGATGTTGACGAGTCCACCGGCAAAGGCTGACGCGACGTTCTCAAGATCCTCGACCGTTAAGACCTTCCCGCCTCGTTTCGCCGCTCGGATGCGACCCCGTCGTTCGTCAAGTGTCCGCGCCACCCCGTCCCGTAAGCCGTAGAAGTCCTCTTTCAAGGACAAACCCCAGTCCGTCGCTGTCGCCGTCATCATCTCGGAATAGAGGTAACGGTCGAGCATCTCCTGCTCCCGTCCGAGAGCGAACGCAGAGGCGAGGAAAATGCTCGCCATGTCGAAGTTCTCCCGCCAGTACGGAGCGGACATCGTGAACATCTCTTCTTGCATATCACGGGAAAGCGTCGTCACTGGGATCATGTGAAGGTCACCGTCCCAAGCGTCGCGATCTGTTTGTCCCCGACGACGAGGTTCGCACTCGCCCCGTTGACCGTGAAGCCCGACACGTCGACGAGCAACGGTTGATCGAGCAACAGGTTCAAGATTTGCGTATAGCGGATGACTTCCCCGCTGAACGCGAGGTTCGCAAGATAGTCTTGTAATGCTTGCGAGAAGCTCGTCACGAGGTCGCTCATGTTCGCCCCGTCAATCAGGACGACATTGCCTGCGACGTTGACCGGAAGTGCGGTCGGTGCGAGGACGACGTTGTTCGCAATTAGTGATGCGCGGGCATTGATCTTGCTTTGCGCTTCTGCGACCTGTCCTGCGGTCGGCATCCCGCTGGCTTGCGCGACGAGGATGGTCACGCTACCCGGTGACGGATCTGCCCGGAAGACTTTCGCCCGAGTGATGCCCGTTGCTTCGAGCGCCCATGACTTGTAGTCCTCTGGGTTACCAGCGCCCGACTGATTTTGTGCTGCCGTCAGCATTCGCGCTTTCAGTTCGGAGTCGCTCTCTTGATCAACCCCTGCTGTCGTCGGGATGGCATTCGTCACCGACACGAGGTCTTTCAAGTCACCGTCGACCGTATTGATCGCACCGGGCACGACGTTGTAGATTGCACCCATCTCGCTCGCGGTCGCCGTACTCGTCGCCGTTCCGGGAATCGGATAGTCAGGGTCTGGCTGTTCCTCTGGTGGCGTCAGGACGACGTCTGCATCAAGCACGAACGCAAGGTCATTGCCTGTCAGCAGAATTGTGCCTTGCGGGACTGTCAGCGCCACGTTCGAACTGAGGGTGACCGGAACGATTGCCTTGACGCCTGGCTTACGTCCGTCGGGTAAGACGTCTTTTGCGTGCTCGTCTAAAAAACCACCGTAAGAAAGTTGTGGGATGGCAGCACGAACGCCGAACCGAATGTCATTGGAAATATTAGCTCCTATTTTTGCGATAGGTCTCGTCGCATCCCAAATAGGTTCCCCAATTTGAGTATTTGCTTTAGCATCATTTTCTTCTACAATCTGAATCATCAATTCATGTAATTCTTCAGATGTCACCATCAAAATTTCTAGCTTTGAATTAATTTCAAATTCCGAATCCACTTATCTCCACCTCCTCAGTAACTCCACCAACAGGAGTGATATAAAAGCTAAAAGATACGGTATCTCCACCGAGATTAATGTTTCCAACGCTTATAGACTCTACATCAATTAGTTCAACTAATGCCAACTCACAAATTGCTTGTATTTCATCTTCAATATCTTCGATGGATAAAAATGTTTTACCAATTAATGAATGAAGATAGGAACCGTAGAAATCTGATTCTAAGGCATTATTCAATGGTAAATCTGAATAAACATCTACTTGTCCACGTGGAGTAACAATATATTTTGCAACACGGTTAACCGTTGCTAGTTCACCATCAACTTTTCCCTTAAATCGTCCATTTTTCCAATCTATAGCCCATGTTTCAGTCCTAGGATTGCTCCCAATTTCTTGATTAGCCACTAAATTATTTTCGTTATTCACATCATTGATTCCGACTAAAATTTCATCAAAAATATCAAGAAGATCTCCCATAGTTCATCTCCTTAAAAATCAAAGTACTTTTCTGGATCCACTTTATTCTTTATTCCTTGAGCCCAAACAGGATCACAGACTTCAAAGTGTAGGTGAGCCCTGTCTGACCAACCTGTGTTTCCGACTACACCAATTTGTTGACCCGCCTTAACATAGGATCCTGGCTTATGTGGTGAAGCGACGTTCATATGCGCATATACAAACTGTTTTTCTCCACCTCCAAGTGCCCCTTGTGCAATGACACACCAGCCGTAGCTATTAGAGTAATAATTGCGTAAGATCAGGAGATTCGTGACTGCCTTGAGTGGAGTACCAATTGGGGCTAGTAAATCAATTCCAGCATGTTGAGTAGTTCCGGTAATATAGTTCACTATTGTTTTGAATCGGTAATCACCAATGGTGTAGTTTTTTTTATCTATCGGCAAAACTGCGCCTTTAACACCTACGGGACGTTCTTCACCAAACTCACTATCTACAGGAGGGGCATATTCCGGTTCTGGTGTTTCGTCGTATTTGGAGAGTGTAAGATCCATCTTGTGACCATATTGATCAATCGTATGTCGATGTTTTTTTACATACCATGTTCCTTTCGTGCTAGCGATCGAAGTTTCAAATTCTACTTTTCGACCTGCGATTCCTAAAGCATGCCCTGGTAATGTTACATTGACGTCACGTTCTTCTCTCATTAACGTATCTTGAATCTTTTTGACCGCAACGTTCATTTCTGATTTGGAGCTATATTTACCTGATACTTGCTTTACGATTACGCCGATTTTACTACCGAGATTCACATTATCAACGCTACCGTACGTGACTTTAGATTGACTCTTCTTTGTTTTTCCGCCAGTAGGAATCTTATCTGAATCTGTAATAAGTGAATCCGGATCTCCCCCAAAACCTGCATATAAAACCTGCGCCCATTCTCGATAATGCAATGGATAATCATAGTTTGAATAACCAACCCAAAAATGCGCCATCTCAACAACGCTCATTTTCTTTCCTAATCTTTTTGCAACGTTCGCTTTCTCATTTAAAAAAATATCTGCCGCTTTCTCCATATTGTACTTACCTGTCAGGAGTCGGTTTGCATCAACGGTTGTATCCACTGCACCCGGAATAATTTGAAATAACCCAAGCGCTTGACCATACTGCGTAGGAGGTCCAACAGCCTTTTCTCTTCCTCCTGATTCAATCGCCATAATCACTTTTAAGAAAAGCGGATCTATTCCTTTTTCCTTACCGATTTTGACCATTAAATCATTCCACTTATCCGTTCCTGCCAAAGAACTCCCCCAGCCATCTCGAACGTTAATTGAATCTGGTCCCTTATAGTCAGCAGATGTTTTTAAGGTACTTGAAGTATCTGAACTTCCTGTCGGTTTAGAACCTGTTTCAATTTCTCCCGTATAATCAATTGCTGTGTAAGTGTTCTGAGCATTTATGACTGATTGGACTTCATTAGCTGCCTCCCGTGTAATGACGACACCTTCAGTTGCCCCTCTTTCTCTTAGCTCGAGTTTCCCTGCATTCGCTCGGACGTAATACCGTTTGTTCGTTTCAACCCGCTCCATGCCCATGACCGTCAATAATATTTCTTGTATGCTCGTATTCACGAATTCTAAACCGAAGTATTTTTTCTTCGTCTTCGCAACGAACCCGACCTTTTGCCCGATTTCTTCAACCAGGCGGACGAACAGCTTTTCGAGCGTGATTTCCTGCGAGACGACGGTCGTCTCACTCCGGTACAGGTAATAGGCTTGATCATGGCAAGTCAACATCACACTACCGTCACCATTACGCTCGCATTTAAAGACTCTTCCATCAAAAAGAAGTTTTCCCGAGTCAGCATACACTCGGATTCGCTCTCCTGTGTCATATGGAACACCTGCTGAAGAACTGATTAAAACTATGGCAGTCTGATAAAAGTTATCTACACCACCGGCGATGTCTACAGATTGAACGTAGGGTGTGATTTCATAACGTTTTTTATTCTTACGATGATAATAATAGACGCTCATGTAAGCCTCACCAGCACATAGTAACGATTAATAATACAATCCTGTTCCATCAGCACACGATCGCCCTCCTTCACCTTCTTGACGATGTCTGAATTCCATCCAGCTCCTTTTATACTAACGTTCGACCCGTCAGGACGAACTTCGAGTGGACTCAAGCCGGTTACTGTCCCTTCTAAAATTCGAACGGGAGGTTTCGGCATTTGTTTGATCAAGTGCTCGATGATCTCTTCAACCCAACTCATGAAAACGCCCCCTATTTCACTTTTTTCGTCTTGACCTTAGGTTTACGTTCTTGATGAATTTGCATGGTATAGACGATGTCGTAAGTTCCTGCTTCATAGCTCCATTCGAAGCTTCGGATATTCGCCCAGAAGGCACGGCGCATCGCCGGAATCTTAACGAGCAGTTTGCTCTCGTTTTCCTGACGATCCTCGAACCATTTCGCGAGTACAACCGGGTTCGAATAGCTCGTCTGTGCGAATGAATACCTTTGTCCGGGGAAGAAAGACTGGATTGGGAACGAGATCGGACTCAAGGCGCCGGTACGTGTATGTGTACGACGGTTGATCGTCCCAATATCTTCATAGCTTCGCGTTCGCGAGAAAGGCAATGTCTCAGGTAGTACAGGTATTTTTTTAGTTGTCGTTTTATTTACTTTGACCTTTTTGTTTTTATACACATATACCGTCACGTATTTACCATTCACTTTTCTCTTCTCAGCGACCTTCACACGCTTATTTTCGGATTTTGTATAGTGATGCTCAAAGTAAATATCGATCGTACTTTTGCTCATCTTTGTGCTCCCATCAGTCCGACTTCATGCGCGATTCTTTTTCCTAGCTTTTCAATATCAGCTTCTTCACGCATCGTGACAGGTCCATTTATATTGACCGTGACATTAGAACCTGATCCACCCATTTTGCCTTTGCGATATTCAGCGTTTTCTTGTTTAGTAAGAATCCCTTCCCCTTCATGAAGATTAGCTCTGTAATCATCTCTAGGAACATACGAAAGACCGAGCGCGTGTGAACCTTCCCACCAACGTTTATCGCCTTTTTTCATACGTTCTGAAGGCATTCCCTCAATCATCCAACCAAGAAGTCCACGACCACCTTTCGCGCCCTCAGGGAGCCACCATCCACCTTTATCGATTTGCTTTTGCATGCCACCTTCTTGACCAATACCAGTTACCTTACCGAGTTTGTCTCCCAACTTGTCGACTTCTTCAATTCCTTTTCGGATAGAATCAATTTTTTCAGAAATACCTGTCAGGATTCCCCCGAATGAATCAAATGCTTCTTTCGGATCTTTTAAATCAGTGCCTGTCAAAATCTCGACAAATGATGTAAATGTCTTCCCACTAGACTTCAAAATATCTTCAAGACCATCAAATGTTTTTGATGACCATTCCGTGATGTCGCTCCATGTAATTTCAACGCCGTCACCTAACCCGAATACATCTTGCAAGAAACCTTGGAATTTACCACTCATCGTACTAGTAAACTGATCCATACCATCTTGATCTTCGAATAATTTGTTCATGCTCTTCATCGCTGGACGAATTTCTTCAAGCATGCCTTTCCCGACTGTCGCAAAGACGCCTTGTGTGTTCGATTTCAACTTCTCCCATTGCCCGGAGGTTGATTCGTTGATTTTTTTAACATATTCTTCTGTAAATCCTTGTTGCCCAAGTAGCTGATCGACGGCTTCGAGGTTGGTCAGCCAGTCATTACTCGAACTCACACCGGCAGCAGACAATGTCGCACGGGACATGTTGAATCGTTCCGCGATTGACGTCATATCACCGGTCATGACTTCACTGATGGCTGTCTTCGCACCTTCCATCCCGCCACCCATCGCTTCGGAGGGGTTCTTTGTCGCGAGTCGTTCCGTGATACCAAGACCTTTCGCAATCTGTTCCGGGTCCTTCGTGTTGTTCAGGAACATCTGCGCCGTGTCCATGAACGGTTGATCCGCGAACATCGATTCCATGCCCTTCGCCTTCGTCAGGTCGTAGATCTGTTTTCCGAGCTCCGGACTTCCACTCAATCCTGTGATACTCATCTGTGTCATCTCAGCCGTCATGGCTGGGGAAATCATGCCGTCGATGATCCCTTTAACCGCGAGACCGCCAAGGGCGACCCCTGCGACGCCTGCCGCTGCCGTGACGCTCCCGAGCAACCCGATGACGCCACCGAGTCCTGTTGACAAACGTCCCACGGCACTCCGTCCCTCGTCTCCGATGCGGTTGAATCCGCTCCCGAGTCGTGTCAGGAAATTGCTCGAATGACTCATTTCCTCGTTCGTCTTTTTGACAGCATCCGACATCTTCAGGAACTTGCCATTCGCATCCCGCAAGCGTCCGTTGGCATCACGGTAGCTTCCGTCTAGTTGATTCGTCGCAGCGGAGACCGTCTTCGTCTTACTTGTCAGCTCATCCATGCCTCGGGAGGTCTTACGTGCCTGCTGCTCCATGGCGCTGAGTCGACTGGACGCCATGTCTTTTGCGTCGAAGACGACGGTATATCGTTTTTCTGCCATTTACATCACCCTCCCGATTCCCTTGGATAGTCGTTCCTGTTCTTCTTCAAGTTGTACGATCAACGAAAGAAACGCGATACGCTTTTCGTCTTCCGACCAGCGAAATGCTTCGTGCGGAGGGATGCCATGCAGACGGAACAGGTGATGATAGAAGAAATCATCCGTAACAGGCTCGTCTTTCAACCTACTCAATCCATCTGCCCGCAACCCTCGCATTAGTTTTTTAGTGCATCGTTTTCCTTCTTCACCTTGTCGAGTCGGATAAAGCCGAGACATTCCTTCGCCGCTTGGTGGATGACGAGTTCTTCTGCCAACGTGACGACTTTCTTGACGATTTCGGTTGCATCCCATGTCCCAAGTGCTTCATAGAGTTCACCTGTGAACACCGGATTTTCGTTATGATCGTGAAGGCTCCGTACGACAACAAGGGCATCGAGTCGCTCAACATATACGCTATGCGGCAGTTCTTTTTCTCCCTGTGTCTGTGAAGCTTCCTTTTCAAGCTCTTTATACAAGGCTTTGTCGAGTTTGACGTAGAACGGGGTATCCGCGAGACCTTTCAGTTCAACCTCGACTTTCACTTCTTCTTCTTGTCGTTTCAACAACTTCTCGATCAGCGATTGGTTCGCCATATGTGTTTCCTCCTTCAGTTTTGGAATAAGTAAAAAAGAGCGGTTGCCCGCTCTTAGTCTCGATCATCACCGTTCTTCAATTTGATGCCTGTCGCGACGAACGGGAACTCTTTCTTAACGACTTCCCCGACCGTCCAGTTGGCGATGTCGCCTGACGTGAACTGGCAATCGATGATTTGGTAGGAGAAGCGCTCACCTGACTCGTAATCCTCGAGCTCTGCGAGGAAATCGATGCGATCCTGCCCTTCTTTATTTAAAGCTGATAGAAGGAGCTTCTGGAGCGTCGATGTGTATTCGAATCCGGCGATCGTACCAGAAATCTTAATACTTTTGTTTTTGTACTGCGTGACAATATTACGAGGTACGAGGACATCTTGTTTGTCAATGTCCAACTTGATTTGAATACGGTCGATGTAGGTCAGACGAGTCCCTGTGCTGTAGTAGAGCGCAAGTCCCGTCCCGAGCATCGTGCGTTTGCCATCGAATGCCATGGATTAAGCACCTCCTGTCGCTGCTGTCGCGGCTACGCTACCGATCTGGAAGTCGATGAAGAACTTCTCAGCGGCGTCAATGAAGTATCCGCGCGTCAGCAAGTAGATTTTGTCGCCTTCCGACACATAGTCCGGATGCAAGGTCGTTTGTGTTCCTGGTGCGAGTACACCTTCGTTGATGAGGGCATCGTTGAAATTGTTGAGCGCACCCGTCAGGATGTCTTGACCTGGTAGATCGTTGTTGATCTTGCCGATGAATCCACTCTCGATCGCATCGTTGAGCGTCGTCTGATAGACGGCTGCGTTGTAGGCGATCCGGAGTTTCCCACCAGAGTGGTGCGGCTTGCTCGGGTTCGTGCCTTCGATGACCTTGCTCGACGTGATCGCCGCTTCCAAGACGACCTGATTGCCGTTATGGATCGGAATCGCGATGCCTGCCGTATACAAGTCTTCACGCTGTGCTTTCGTCAGACGGCGCTCGACATCCGCGAGGAAATCGATGCTCTGGCGTGTGAGCGAGCCTTGTGTCATGCCACGACCGCCCTGTTTCCCTGCGATCCATGCCGCAAGTTCTCCAGGCGAGATGGTATTGCCGTCGATGTCGACGCCACCCATTCCGACGTACATGATGTCGCCGTGCTTACCTGTTGCGTACAGGTTCTTGATCGCCGTGTTGTCCGCGAGTCCTGCCGCACCCCCTGCGACGACGACGAAGTTCTTGCCGTCGAGTGCACCAGCGATACGCCATGCTTTCAGGTCATCGACCTCATCCGAGGTCACGTCGCGTCCGACCGTTGCGACATCGAAGTAGTACGGGTCGAGTTGCGCAAGTCCGTCTGCGAGTGTCTCTGCGTCCTTCAAGACGTATGCCACGATCTGTCGTGCTCCGCCTGCGAAGCAGCGTTTTGCGAACTGATAGTTCGATACGCCAAGTGCTGTGAGTGCCTCCCCGACGTTGTTCAAGGTGACGACCATGCCTTTGTTCGCGGCAAGACCGTTCGTGACCATGCCGATGACGCCCCGTTGTCCAGGACGGATGACTTGGTCCTGCATCTTCTCGATGACCATGTATAGCCCCGGGAGGATCGGTTCTGGTCCATTCTTGTCCCAATATGCCATGTATGTGCTCCTTTCCTAATTCAAAAAAGTAGCGACCCGATTGACGACCGGACCGCGGGTGATGATCTGTTCTGTCTCCTCATGCCACGTCACCGTCAGCGTGACCGCCCCGACCGTATCGACCGGGTTCTCGATGGCGCGGATCTTCGCATCCTGCAAGATGAAGCGTCCGGCGATCGTGTTGTTCTGCGCATAGAGCGGAATCCTGTTGCCTTGCCGTTCTAGGGCATAGAACACCTTCTCGGCGTCCGCTAAGGCTTGCGACCGTTTCGGTGCGAAGAAGGTCACCGTCGCCATGACGAGCCGTCGTGAGATGGCACTGGCGTGCGGGAGTGCTTCCGATAAAGGAGCGGACAAGAAAAGGCAACGCTCTGTGAACGTCGCCGGTACTTGGTCCGTATAGAATTTCGTGATGCCCGATTCCGCGCGACAGAAGGCGAGGAACGAGTTTTGTTTCTGGATCGCCATGCTCAGCCTCCTAACCGACGCTTGACGAGTGCATCGATTTTCTTTTGAATGCCGACCGACATGTATTGCTCGGAAACCGCGACCGCGAAGTCGAAGAAATGCGTCGGTTCGACGAATGACTTGCGTCCTGCCGTCCAGTGGCCATCGTTGACGAATTCCGCATAGCCGTTCGTGGTTCCGGCTTCGACCTCATAGCCATTCTTGCGTTTCTCGAACACGTTGAAGCTATTACCCAGTGAAAAGCTATTCAACATGTCACGGGTGTCGACGAGTTGTTGCCGCACGATTTCTTTCCGGGTCTCGGCTAGAAGTTCAGCCCCGACCGCGTCCATGATGAGCGGGATCGCCTTGTCGAAGTCGCCGCGAATCCGGTCCATGTCCCGTGCAAACTCATCGAATCCATTCATAGCGGTGCCTCCCGCCGAAGCGGACACTCGATATGATGCTGTTTGACCTTGTGCGGCTTCCCAGCGATGTAGACCGACCCGTCGATCACGACCTTGTCCCCTTCCAGGAGGTCAGCCGTAATCTTGAAATGCGCGAGGTCGTCCGAAGACGAGACCCGCATGCTATCGGTCTGAATGAGCGCTCCCCGCCCTCTGACGAGGTAACAGGGCACGTTCACAGCGTCCGGTGTGATCGGATACGAAAAAGCGTCCTCTGACGGGAGACCATAGCCCCCGCCCGAAGACGTCTTGTCAAGATGATAGATACTGGCGCGGTCGGAGAGTAGCTTATCGTAACTCATAGGTACCGCATCCTAACTTGTGGCGCTTCAGAGGCGACGGGCTTGACGTAGGATTCGAGCAAGGCTGTGATTTCGGGTTTCCCCCGCAACCCTGCCGAATCTGCCATCGTGTAGCTATAATCACCAATCTTCTCGCTCTTATAGCCCTTCACCGCGCTCTCATCGAGGGCAGACAGGGCATAGTATTCAGCGAGCTTCTTGCACGCGAGCTTGACGCGGACAGGAACGGTCGGATACTCATTCGTCGGGAACTCATGGTGGACATAATCGAAGATGTCGGCTTCCGCTTGAATGATGTCGTCGGTCAATTGCTGATCCGTGCGCCCCTTGACCGTGTCGAAGCTGGTATAGGCGCGGAGTTCGCTTGGTGTGATGACGGGCATCAGACCCCTCCTTCCTGCGTCGCGAGGATCGCGTCAATCAATTGTGCTTTCGTCAGGCTCGAGCGCCCGGCGATGTTCAAGTCCGTCGCGATCTCGTAGACTTCATCCTTGGTCATCGCGGCCAACTGTTCACGATCGTAAACAGGCTCCTCACTCATCAGAGCGAAAGGAGCCGGGTCAGGGTGTGACGTCTGCGTCGATGTAAACGAGCGCTTTCGGTGTACGGATGACGAAGTCGACGCTTGAGAGGACGAAGTGGTATGTTGCTTGCTTCGCCATCGCTTCAGGACCTTCACCAGTACGCGAGTACTGCACGTCGAATCCAGTGACGACCGTCAAGTTCTCGAGCGGCGTGAAGAGGACTGTATCTTCGACGATGTGGTCGACGACTTCGATGTCGTAACCGTGAAGACGCGTCAAGACACCATTAACAAGAACTGCATCCCCGAGTGCTGTAGGGCGAGCAATGACTTCTGCTTGAAGCGCAGTATGCGTCCCGCGACCCATGACCCAAACGAATGTACCAGCACGGAGTTGTTCTGGCGCGACTTTAATTGGCACGACTTGAAGGTCAGCAATCTTGATTGCACCCGTGACGTCGTGTTTGATCGTGTCTACATTCGTACGAGCAAGTTTAAGGAATCCGTCGTCGAGCTTGATGAAAGCGTCTGCCGAAGATTTGTCGCCGTTGAACGCGAGGTCTTGCAAATCCGCGCCGAACTGTTGCTGGATCATCGATGCGATGATGTCCTCGACGTTCTGACCGCGTGAACGCGCTGTGTAGTAGACGTTGTCGTTCTCGAACCATGCGTCTGTGTAGACAGGAACGAGCGAGAACGGAACCGTACGTTCTTCTGCGTGATCCGTACCATCTGGCGTCGTGTTGATGCCTTGGTGTAATTTCAAGCGGCGTTTTTTGACACCGAGCATGTCGATCGCACCGTTTGCGGATTTAGCAGAGTAGTAGTTCAATTTCGCAAGCGTTGACCCCGAAGCGACGACGTCTTGCATGAAAGCACGTCCGTCATCCGCTGGGAGTGTGACGTTGTTTGACTTCTTAATATTGTCCATCTGTTTTTGGAGCATTTCAGTAGTGTTCAATGGGTTCATCCTCTCTCTTATCCAAAGTGACTTGCGTATGAAGCTTTATCTGGGACTTCTGCCTTCTCGACGGCTTCGTGTGAAGCGGGGAGCGGTCGGACAGATAGCTGTTTTTCGAGTTCTGCGATCTTCGCCTGTGCTTTCTCCAGTTCAGTTACTTCTGGTTCCGCCTCAGGTGCATCGACTTCCGGTTCAGCGGCTTCTGGTGCTTCCGGTTGCGCTGGTTCTTCTTCTTTTGCGACAGGGAGTGCCGCTTTGAGGAGATCCAATACCTCGCCCTTGAACGAGTCTTTAAACGCGTCGAGTTCTTTCTGCAATTGTTCCTGTGTCATGTCTGTCACCTCCTCTCCCGGTTCGTCTGGTAGAATCCCCATGTCTTTGAGAACTTCCGTGACGGAATCTTTCACCTTGGCGAGGAATGACTTGCCGTCCTCTGCCTTCTCGATGACCTCGCCCATGCCAGCGAGTGAGAAGCCTGTGAACTCCCCCTTCTGGATGCCGGACCAGACCTCGTCCGCGACCTTGACTGCCATCACCCATGTGCCTTTGGTGACCGTCTCGCCACCGAGTTCGAAGTCAGCGGGTGCGATATAGGACTCGATGACATCCCCGACTTGCGAGGTGAAGTCGTGCTGCTTGTCGATTTGGCGGTAATCCTTGAGGAAGATGTGTGCCGCCTTCTCGATCTCTTCCGCCGTCATGTAGTCGTCGTGTGCGTCCTTGACGAGCGGTTCATAGACGATGCCGTAGGCAATCTGTTGCGACGCATCCTGCTTGAGGATGTTCATGTCGCGGGAAACGTTTGGCTGTTCCTCACTCTTGGTCAACAAAAAAGACCGCTTGTTAGCAGCCTTGTCGACAATGGAGACGTGAGAAACGACGAGATTCTTGATTTCACGTGGCATAGGAGCCCTCCTATTCAAATTGTGCGATAACGCCCTGACGGATCGCGTTCTTCTCTTCAGCCGATAAGCCGAGGATGTTCGGATCTACGACGGGTGTCGTCGTGCAGTGACAGTTGATACGTTGTTTCGCGGATAAGGACGTGTCACGCGGATAGCGCGCCAGTTCCCCCTCGACGTCGAAGAAATCGTTGAGTCCCTTCTGTGTCCCGCTGAGTGCGACGTGGGAAGCGCGGGGTTTGTTCTTGCGTCCTCCGCTGTGCAACCACTCGACGCCTGTGACAGCGGGTGATTGCCGGTAGGCTTCATCGTCCCCGACACTGGCAGCAGTCAGCGTCTCCGTGATGGCAATGCGTCGTGCCCGCGCGCGGTCGAAGTCCGGTTCATCCTTGAGTGCTTGAATGACGTCATGGACGCTCCCACGTTGTTCTAGGGTGCTTGCGATGACTTGCGTCACCTTGTTCGCCGTGTTCTGGTCGAGGACACGCCCGAGTTCGTCGCTGTAGGCTTGCATGAAGCGGATGCGACTCGGACTGACCGCTTGGAAGACGACGTCCTTATCGATGCGCGCCATCGTCGTGCTGGCGATGTGCGACGCGACTTCTTGCAGGTGTGGCATCAAGGCGAGCGAGACCGCAGGAGCCATCGTCGTTGTTGCTAAGACGCCCGGCAGTCCCATGCTGAACGCGAACCCCATCGTTTGCCCGACTTCTTCGTAGAAGAGGTTGATTGCCGTGATGTAGTCCTTCCGGTGCTCCCGCAGGAGCCGAGCCAACACCGCTTCGAGTCCGTTGATCCGTTCAATCAGGTATTCGACCTCTGGGAAGTCCTTCAGCAGACCGCGCAGTTCATCGTCGTCCGCCTTCGTGATGAAGGAGATGTCACACATCGCCCTCACCCTTCCAACCACCGACGACATCGTTCAGCTCTGTGAGCTCGTCACGTACGTCTTTGAGCACGTCCTTGATGATGCCACCCTCCGCCTTGGCTAAGGCTTCTCCCGTCGCTTGTGCGAGCTGTTGCGTCGGATTAGGGACAGCATCGCCCGAAGGCAAGTCGTACTTCTCGTCTGGTAGCGGTTCGAGTTCCTTGCCGAGCAATGGACCGATGACCGCCCGCTTCTCGTTGACGGAAAGGGATGCCCCTGTCTTGTCGAGTGCGGAGATGATCAGTTCGCCATCCGTGAGTTCTGGTGCACCGAGCGCTACCTTCACATGCTTGAAGCCGTAGGAAGGCAATAGCAAGCGGTTGAACAGCATCTCGATCTCGACGCGTTCGGGTTGGAAGACCTGTTCCTCTGCGATGCGGCGTGCTTCCTCGACCGTGGCGCGGTTGTAGTCGCTCGACAGCCCCACGTAGACCGGAGGCAAGCGGAAGACGGACAACAGCTTGTCCCGTGCCTTGTCGTCGTACTCCAAGAACAAAGCGTCCTTCTGGAGCATGTCGGTCATCGATTTGAGTTCGACCTTTGGTGCTTGCTTGCTTTCGCCTGTCGGATCTTCGTCGACGCCATCCAGTTCGATGACAAGAATCTTGTGTTGGGCGTTCTCGTTGCCGACATCATTCGCATATTGGCTTAATTGTTGTTCACTCGCTTCCGACAGTTGACCGTTCGAAACGATGATTGCCGCAGGAAGGTGACGCCCTTGCGTGAAGTAACGGTAGTTCAGTTCTTCCGCTTTGCGTGCCCCTGCGAGTGATGGGACATGCCCAATCCAGCGCGGGATGCCATAATCCGCGTCTCCGAGCTTCCAGTGCACGATCTCCGTTGCCGTCCCGACTGCACCCTCCGGTAGATAGTCACCTGTCAGGCGGTCCATCGGTCGCGGATCATTGAACTGCTTGAAGAACAGTTTCTGACCAAGTCGGAACCGTCGAAAGGCACGCTGTGCGGTCTTCTTGGCGCCCATCCGCTCGATCGTCACCTCGACGGGTGCACCGGGCTTGCTGACTTGCATGTCATCAGGATTGACGCGGATCAGTTCGATGACATCACCCTTCGGATCACGTAAAACTTCAATGAACGCCTCTCCGATGGTCTCGCGGTCGATGACCAACTGCTTGAACACCTTCGTCAGCGGTTCGTCGAAACCCATCCAGTCGAGCGTCTCCTGTAGTTTGTTCCATTCCGCTTCTTTTGCGGCATCATCCGACGTCTCCTCGACGTATTCCGGCATGAACCCATACCCGGCGATGTTGTGCGCATAGGCATCGATGGACTGGCGCAAGATGGTCGACTGTTCCACCATCAGACGGAGTGATTTGCGTTCGTACGGTGGCGCAACCCACGTCCCGCTCTCCGATTCCGTCAGGAGCGACTTGACGACGGGCAACTTCACGCTATCCGCACTCTTAATCAAATGTGCTTTCATCTATCCACCTCCTAGAAACTCAATTTTCTTCCCTCACGTCGCTTCTTCGGCTTGACGTGGAGATACTCGACGGCATACCTAAGCGCGTCCATCAAGTGGTTGTAATCGTCAATCGGCTTGTTGACGGACTCGCCACTCAAGCGGTCCTTGTCCCAGACATAGTTGTTGATCTCGATGATGAAGTTCGTACAGCGAGGATGAATGATAATCTCGTACTCCTGCAAGCGGGTGATCCCGTGCATGACGCTGTCCTTGCCCTTACGTGCCCCTGTGACACGGGTGATGCCAGAGCGACGTAATTCCTCAATCGTCTTCGGCTCCGCGCTGTCGGCAACGATATGGCGCTTGTGGACCTGCTTGTACTTAAGCATCGAAGCAATCTCGCTGTTGAGCATGCCCGTCTGGTAATGCTCGTCACAGACGTATAGCTTCTTGTTCTCCTCATCCACCTGAATGTCGATGAACGCGGTCGGATCGGTCGCAAACCCGAAGTCGAGTCCGGCATAGTTCGGAAGGTCGTCCCGTCGTGTGAATTCCTCGACACGGAACCGTTCGAATACCAGTCCATCAGCAATCCCCCACTCGCCGTCGCAAACAATCTTCGCCCGGCGTGGGTTCGTGTGATACAAGTCCTCGTAGCGTGCTCTATCCACCTCATCGAGCCATTCATTGACGCGGAACGTCGTCGTCGTGCTGAATGTGTTACTTCGTCGCGTCGCTTCATCGAAGAAGACCTTCTTGAGCCAGTGCCGCTCACTCCACGGGTTGAACGTGATCGTGACCTGCTTGAAGAAGTCGTCCGACTCATGACTCCCCCGAATCGATTCCACGACCGTCGAGAACTTGTGCTCCGTCTCGATCTCGAACGCTTCCTCGAACCATGCCCAACAAAGCATGCCGTGCTCGACAGTAATCGACGTAATCTTGAGTGGGTCATCCAGTCCGCGGAACAGAATCTTTTGCCCCGTCGGCTTGTACGTCAGTTCCGGCAGGGACTCATTCGTCTTCCACAGGTGTTTGACGCCTAGCCGTGCGATCGCCCACTTCAAGTCGGTATACGTCGATTGCTTGAGCGTATTCGAGAAGCGGCGCACGACGAGTAGGTTCGCCCACGGGTGTTTCATGATCCGTTCGACGAAGTTGATGGCAGCGGTCTTCGATTTCTTCGACCCCCGTGATCCCTTGACGACGCGGTAGAACGATTTGTCATGCCAGAAGCGGTTGTATCCGCCTCCGATTAAGTCTTTGATGCTGACGACTGGACCCTCAATCATCCTCGGGCACATCCTCGACGAACGTCGGTGTCTTGACCTCTAACTCCGTGACGTCCGTGAACAAGCGGTAGCGTTTCCCGAGCAGTTCAGCGGCTTTCGTCCGTTCGGATACGGTTGGCGTCTCTTTCGACACGATCTGGAAACCTTGCCCCTGTCCGACGAGGACGGTCCCCTTTTCTTCTCCGCGTAGGACGCCCGTGAGGTACTCTAGGACTTCGTCTTGCGAGGCGATGAGGGCGGTGGTCTTACTTTTCATCCGTTCGTCTATATAGGAACGAATATTAAGTTTTGTTAAGTTCTGCACTCCAATTACCGCTGCTGTTTTTTCGCTGTATCCTGCCCGTATTGCCGCCTGTGTTGCGTTCAAATCAATCAGATATTCGTCACAAAATCGTTGTTGCTTTGGTGTCATCCTTGCCACTTCCTCACCCCCTCTCTCATGCTCTGCATCCAACCGACCGTATCGGCTCGACGCAAGGCACAAAAAAAGACACCGGTTAGGGCGTCTCACGTTACTTTGTAATTTTCTCGAATGCCTCTAGAGCACTCTTGGATAACTTGAGATATTCATCCGAATTATGGTCTGTAGACATCAACTCGTAATGTTCCTCAATTGAATCATTGATTCGATTTTGAAGCGTCTTATCATCATTGATCAACGCATCTTTATAATACGGCGCCAATGCTGCGACGAATCCTGTGTACGCCATACCAGTCTCTAGTGCATCAGCGTTTAAAACCCCGCCTAGCCCACTTCGTCCTACCCCGTTAAAACTTTGACGAAAAGCTAGTTCCATCTCTACGAAAAATTGATGATTCATTCGTTTCACTCCTTATTCAGAATAAGAAGATTTTACCATAACGTTTAGCCATTCAATAAATCGTTTTATCTTCAGCCCTTTGAACATTCGGCAGTGCATGTCGTATAGGATACGTTTGAACTCGTTGATTTCTTCTTCGACTGTTTTCAAATCACCAATCCTCCTCTTCATAAATCGAAGAGTCGACCATACTTCCACAGTCTTTACATTCGTATATTCCTTGACTCCATTCTTCTGTTTCTCCTCCGCATAGTTCACACGTTTCTGCCATCCTTCTTCCTCCCTTACCTCACTCCAGGCGGTTCGCCCCTGTCTAACGTCAACCGGTACAACATGTGACTCTCGTTCTTCGTACGCCCATCGCAATCCTCAATGCAGATAATCGCTGTCTCGCTGTACAGCGTGGTGATCACACCACTACGGTTCGGCAAGGATTTATACGTCGTCTTCACGCGGTCATGCAGTTTCAGTTTCGACAAGTGCCTTCTCTCCCTTCGTGTACTCCAAGCAACGGGCGGTACCCACTGGTTGCAGGACACGAAAAAGGGACCCCACGCAGTCGTAGTATCCCTTCTTGCTCATATCTGTTACACGGGTAAGGATTTACACCTTACATAGTGGTTCTCATCGGTCATGTTTGCTTCTATACCACCAAAGTTAGGAGTCTTTCACTCTCTCGATGCCCCGACCAAGTGCGTCTACTTATTCCGCCACCGTGTAACTATCATATTCATATCGATCTCCCCTGTAGGATTTGAACCTACGACCTCTTGGTCCCAAACCAAGCGCTCTACCAAGCTGAGCTAAGGAGAGGTAAAAAAACCGCCTGAAACCGCAACAGACGGTTTCTATTTCCCTTACGCTAGGAAAGGTTGCTCGGACAAACGCTCGCAATCCATATCAGTACGACTACATACATTGCTCTAGCTTATCCTGCAAACAACGCACGACCACTCCGCCCTGCTACGACGACTCGGAAGTCTTTCTATGTGTGTGGCTGCGTCATGCGCTGTTCGCAAGGGATAAACGTCCGATCACGCAAGGAGTGGATGACCTGTCGCTTATCCGTTGATGTACCTGCCCACTCGAAAGGAGGAACGTGTGGATTTGTACAGTACAAGCATATCGCAGAAAAGCGCGCCATCCCTTGCCGTTTCCTTTACTTATCCTTTACCTGAAAAAGACGCCCCGAAGGACGTCCCTCTCAGTCTTCTTCAATTTCTCGTAACCGTTCCACCAGGTGCAGATAGTTATATCCATCGAGTATGACCCCACCTTGAAAGAATTCCGTGACCGTCACAATCGTCCCGTCTTCGATGGCCTCGTTCGGGTGCGGGCGGAGTGCCTGACTCACGACGTACCGATAGGACTTACCAACTTCAATGTTCATTCTGCTTCCTCCATTCCTATAAATCCATGCCGTCTCAATGCCCTATATACCTTACCTTGCGAACATCCGAAGTCCTTCGCGATCTGCTTATACGTCCGTCCCCAGTTCACACGCTGATGGTACAAATAGAAGAAGGTGATTTCTTCCTTATTCCCACTTTTCGGTGTTCGTGCCGTCGACCTTGCCGCCTTCTTCCATTCCACTACCAGCTCGAAGTGCTCCATGTAGCGATAGAGCGTGTTCTTCGAGACGTGGAGGTGCTGGGTGATGCCTGGTAACCTCACGCCCTCCTGCCGCATCTGGATCGCTTCCTTGCATTCGTCACGGGTCAAGGTCATGCGTTGCTTCCATGTGCTCATACCGCCCCTCCTTAAAATAACTTCTCCTGGTAATCCCCTCGCGCGCTCTCCCGTTCCATGTTGCGCTTGATTGCCGCGAAACGCGCCTCCTGTGCGTCGTCCCACTCGCTGTGTACCTCGACTTGCGCGCGCATCACCCAGACGCGTGAGCGGCTGATGACGCGCCCTCGTTGCGGGTATTCGCTGTGCTTATGGTGCTTGACCCACGACGTGAAGTGAAGGCGCTCCCCCTCGACGTCGAGTAATCCGAAAGTTCGTTCCTGATCCTGCGTATAGGTCGCGGCGTAGATCCCGTCCTGCATCATTGGTTGTCCCAGTTATCGATTTCAACTGCAAATCCTCGTTCTTGAAGAATTTGCGTTGTTCCTTCGTGGCAAGAACCGTAAAAAGAATGAGTTGAGAGATAAAGACGATCTTCTGCATCCGTTTTGCTTTTCACCCAACCGCATCCCATATCCAAGTCGATCTTTAGATAGTGAGTATCTGACTTGCACTGGTTCAATTCTTCCCATGACTTAACCAATGTTCTATTGTTCATCTCGTCATCTCCCTATTATTTTTACTTTTTATCCAGAACCACCGAGAGGCGCATGCCCCTCAGTAGCCGTCTCCGAAATGGTCGTGCACGATGCCAAGTAGCTTGTTCTTGATGCCGTAGTACGTCCGTGTCGAGCTGATCCGCATCTCGTGCATCACCGCGTCGTCCGAGCGGAAGTATTTCGGGTCGTAGAGTAGCTCCCACAGCAGGCGTTGCTGGTCGTCGATGAGTGATTCGTGGATGCGACAGAGAATCGTGTAGCGCTTGAGCAACATCTCGACCTCGCTCATCGTCAGTGCGTACCGTTCAACCTTGCTGCTTGGTGCCTGGTGCGTCTGGACCTCACTCGGGTTGTAGCCGGGCGTCATCTTCGTCGCCGCCATCTCTGCCATCGCCCGTTTGCTCTCGATCCGGCTCGGGAGCGTGAAGTATTCCTTCAGGTGCTTGCCCGCCGCCTTGCGTTGCTCCTTCGTCAGCTTCGTCTCGAACAGGCGCTCCTGCATCAGTATGCCTCCATGATGCGACGGTAGTTGATGCCTTGTTTGTGTTCATACATGCCGATGATGTCCGTCTCCGTGTACCCGAACCATTCGAGGATGATGGACCATGCGGCGAACATCTTCGCGTTGCGATCAGATTGCATCAAACAGAGGTAGAGCCGGTCGAGCTTCTCGTTCTGGAGAAACAGCGTGTCCTGCTCGAACAGTGCCCGCTCGTATTCCACGCGCCGCGCAGATGCCTTCGGGTGATCCGTCATGAGCAGCGAGGCGTAGAAGTGGAGCCAGTCGATTGCTTCCTCGAGCAACTTCTTTGGGTCGCACTTCCCGTTGCTCCAGTATTTGAACGTCTTCGTCTCGTTGATGGTCTCTCCCGCTTCGACGACCATCGCGACATAGCGTTTTGTGTGCAGATCGTTCGCAAATTCATCCGGTGTGATGCCGCGTGACGCGCAGATGCTTTCATCGAGCGTGACTTGTTTCTGGCAAATCGCTTCGAGTGTGTCAAGCGAGAGGATGAGTGGGCGTGGTTCGTGTGTCATATGTGGTAGCTCCTTCTATGTGTGGGATAGGTCATTCTGGTTTGCGTTTGATCGGGAAGTCGTACTTTTCGCGAAAACGAAGAAGTGTACTGTCCGAGATGCCATGTTTCCGTGCAATCTCCGTATACTTTAGTTCACCCTGTGCTAAGTCATCCGCGAGTTCGAGTTCGTTTATATCAAGCGTGCGATAGTTTGTCGGGCGCCGTTCAATCTCAGCATCGTCCATCCAGGTTCTCAAGACTTCGCGATCCACTTTGAGCATCTTGGCAATTTTATCGAGCGACTTCTTTTCTAGCTCGTACCAGACGTAGAGTTGTTCATCCGTCGGTCGTTTATCTTCACTCGGGCGCTTGTAGTCACCGACGTTTACTTCCATCACCCTGCACCACTTGGTGACCGTCGCAGGAGAGACGCCGTAGTGTGCCGCGACGTCGATTCCTTTTCCCAATCGATCAAATTGTTCCAAGAAATCGGAACGGTCAGGCATGGGCACCCACTTCGGTACAGGGATTTCGAATTGCTTGATCAATTTCTCGATATGGTAGCGATCGACTCCCGACCATTCGCTGTACTGGCGAATCGAGATGTTGCGATCGATGAGGTAATGCTTCAACTCGGAAGCAGATGGAACATACATGACGTTCTCCTTTCTAGTCGTCTAGCTAAGTGACGGAGCGATGAAGTTTAAATCAAACAAGAACTTCCCATTCTCCGTTAGAAATCGCTTTGAACGGGATATAATCGATTGTTCCATCACTCACGTATTGCACTTTGAAACACATTCTTGGCTCAAGGTTTTCTGGTGTATATTGAACCAGTGATAAGACTTTTGGATTTTCCTGATCGTGTCTAAAGTTATAGTGATGAAGTGATTTCAAATACATGCATTTTCCTCCTCGGATTTATAGTTTAATCGCGTCCAGCCAATCCACCGCGCACCCGTTCGTCGCTGCGATCTCTACCCCGGACGCCTCGAATGTCGCGAGCGGAATCGATGCCCGGTTGCTGTATTTCGTCCAGCCGTCCCACGCCTTCAGGAACGCGTCTGGCGGGAGCAGGTACATCTTGCCTATGTCACTGAAGCGGACGAGCAGGAAGGTGGTCGTATGAAGCTTGTCGAGCGTGCGGATCGTCTCCGCCTGGTGCGCCTTGATGTTCTTCAGCGGGAAGCTCTTGCCCTTCGTCTGCTTGGCTTCGAAGAACACGCCCCGTCCGCCCTCTAGCGTCCCGAAGTAGTCGAGTCCGTTCGCTTCGGCGTAGATGGTCTTGATGATCTTGCCTGCGTTGCCCCGGATCGTCTTGACGCCCGGCTCACTCTTGAAGATGAGCGCCTTGCCTTGCAGCTTGTACACTTGGTTCGCTTGCGTGATCATCGTCTCGAATTCTTTGCCTGCCCGTTGTGATGCTCTTGCCATCGTGTCCAGCCATCCTTTCGTAATGCGTCGTATTCGTGTGCGTAGAAGTTGCCATACTGCCACGCGCGTTCCGTGCACCCGTCCCCGCGTTTCTCGAGCTTGTACAGCGTCACGCCCCGTAAGAGATGCGTCCGCTTCACACCCGGTGCAGTCCGCGCCATCCGCGTACCTCCTGCTCCTTCTCGACGTAGCGCCGTGTCTGGGTCTGCCGTGCCTCCAAGGTCGTCGCGAACGGTGTCCAGCCCGTCATGCGGTAGTAGTTGAGCGCGTCGCGGTAGCTGAGTTCCCGGTGCGTGCCCTTCTTGATGTTGTAGACGTCGTACTTCGTGCCGAGTGACAGTTGCAGGTCGCCCCGGATGAGCACGATCCGTCCGCTGTACTGGCTGAGGTAATCCGTCAACTGCTTGAACTGCTTGACCTTCGTCATCTTCATCTGTGTCATCCCCCGTATTCGAATATGAGTGAGTAGAGTGTCGTCTTCGGCAATTCTTGGTCGTACACGGCGATGAGCGTCCACCCACGCCCTGTGAAGTCTCGTACGATGGCGTCTCGTCGTGTTTCGCCTCTGGCGCGTCGAAAGGTCCGTTCCCCAATCGGTGGCGTCAGCTTCGAGCGAGGACTGGGTTTTCGACGCATTCGAGGCGACGACGTAGCCGCGCATTCTCGCTTTGCAGCCGCAAGTTCTCGACGAGCAACTCCTCGTACGTCTTCTGCTTTTTTGGCATCATCGGTGCCTCCAGGAGCGGGTCCTTGATGCCGGTGCCTTCAATCTGGATCTCGACGACGCCCTCTTGTTCGAGCAAGCCATACACTTCCGAGACGGTCATGCCGAGTGCCTTGCCGATATAGGCGAGCGAACGGCCATCCGTGTAGAGCGTGAGGGCGGTGCGTCGTCTGCGTTTGATCTCGCGAGCGTCCGGGTTCATAGAACTTCCTCCTTATGCCAGTTGCGTCCGTATTTTGTGATGACGTCACGTTGTAAGTCTCGAAATAATCCTCTGCTGTGTTCAAGATCGCGTTGAAGTCTTCGCACGGTAGCATTCATTGTGTCGACGTAGCTGGATCGACCAGATTTGTACAGTTTGTCTGCTTCTCTAGAAAGTGATCTTAAAAGTGACATCATTAGGACATCCTCACTCACTAGCGGTATCTGGCGAATCGCGCGCTTTTTACTTTGTGTTCCGATATATACGCCGACATGCTTCGGGATTTCATCTTTTACTTTTTGATACAGTTCATCCGTCATTACATAGTAGTTGTAGTGCCCACAAAAACTATTTTTGGCTTTACTCCGGAAATCAGATACAGAAACTTTAATCTCGTAGCATCGGAAGATTCCTTTTGAATCGAGCGTCATATAATCTACTCGCTCATTTCCGCCGATACCGATCGTGACTTCGTAGCAACAATAAATCCCCAGCTTCTTTGTAGCCGTGTAGATGTCTGTTTCAAGCCGTACCGTCTCTTCTGTCTTAGCCAATAGTTACTCCCCCGCTCTTCATCGCATTTCCTCCTCGATGACGAAGCGGACCTCCGTCTGTTTGATCAGCTTGCCGTCCTGCTCGACGACGTCGAACTTCGTCTTGATGCGGGCGTTGTCGATCTGGTGGGCGACGTAATGCACCCATTTGTCCTTCGCGGTGTTGCGCGCCTCTGCGATGGCGTCGGTCATGTCCAGTTCCTCCTTCGATAGTTGGGCGATCGTGTAGCGTTCCGAGAAACCGTCCTCCTCGATCGTGACGGCGACTTCTTGCGTACTCTCGACGGCATCGGTGAGTCCGAGTAAAGTCAGTCGCTTGTCGAGCGCGTCATACGTCGTCTTGAGGGCGACACGGAGTTGTTGCTTGGTCTTGCCTTCCTTCACCATCGCGACGAGCATCTCGTCCGTCACACGCGGTTTGCGTCCTTGTTTGACGGGTGGCTTGTTCGCTGCTTGGTCACGCTTGATGCGTTTGACACGACTCGACAGCGTACCGGGCGTCAGGTCGAAGTCCTTCTCGATGGCGTGGCGGGTCTCGCCGTCAGCCAGACGACGAATGATCTCGTCGTCGGTGATCAGCACGGTCTTGCGGTCGGTGTTGCTCCGCTTGATCGGGGTGACGTTGCTGGCATCGATGATGGCTTGGACGCTTGCGACGGTCAGGTTGTCCGTAGCGGCGATCTGTTCAGCGGTCATGCCGCGTTCGTAGCGTTTCAGGATCAATTCGGGTGTCATGGGCGATCCTCCATTAAAATCACGACTTTCCCATTTTCATGAGCCGCTGCACTGACGATGCGAAGCGCTGGGTGAATGTTTTTCTTGAACTCATGGAGCGTCCCGTTGTGAAAATGTTGGATTGGAATGCGGTTGTCCTGACGCGGGTCTTCATGCGGAGTGATACGTTCGCATCGCGCTAAAATAAGTTCATACGGTTTGTGTTCGAAAGCGTATTCGACCTTCCAGTCCGTCCGGTAGTCCCACTCGCTGATTTTTAAATCGTGGACTGTCTCCTCACCCAAATAACGACTAAATACTTTCAATTCGCGATCAATGATACGTAATCCGATAGTCCGTGAATCAAGCTCTGTATACGCTTCTTCAAACTCACCCTGCAATAGTCCGTCAATAACTTGTCCGGTTGTTAACATACTTTCTCCCCCTTAAAAATTCAGTTTTGCCAGTCGGTAATCGTCCCCGTACATCTTCACGACTTCAGCGTCGTCGAGGATGCGGGAGAAGTTCCGTTGCCCGATCCGTGCCCGTAAGTCTGTACCTTTCAGGTTCGTCGTGTAGATCGTCGCCTTGCCGAGCCGAGCGTCGAGTACCTGGAACAGGACGTCGTTGCTGAACGTGTCCGTGTCGATCGTCGTCTTGCTGCTGTCCGTGTACTTGATTTGCTCCGCCCCGATGTCGTCTAAGACCAGGAGCGTGACGTCCGCTAAGCTCGTGATGATGTCGTCCTGTGACCCTTCGTTGCCGAACGTGCCCTTGATCTTCGTCAGGAGACGGGGAAGCGAGATGAAGACCGCGCTCTCGCCCTGCTCCTTGACCGCATTGACCGCCGCCATACTCAGGTGACTCTTTCCCGTCCCGTAGCTTCCAGAGACGAGGAGCGTGCCTTTGAGCGTCTGCGTGAAGTGTTCGAACTTCCGCTTCGCTTCTGCGAGCTCGGGTGACGTCGGTGCGTATTGTGCAAACGACGCATGCATCAGTTTCTCGTTGATCGTCGAGCCAGAAGAAAACGTGTCTTCGAGCTTGCGCCGGATTATCTGCCGTTCGTTCTCGATTGCTTGTCTTGCGATGGCGAGGTCTTCGCACTTGCAGCCTTTGACGGCTTCGAAGTATTCCCCAACCTTCGGACCGAACGCGTATTGCTGGCGGACGACCTCGATCTCCTGCCCGCATCCTTGACAGGTACGGCGGGCGACAATCTCTTGCGTGAGGTCGGCTTGGGTCAGTCGTGTGATGGATTGCATGGTCTCGCCTCCTAGAAGGGAAGTTCTTTCCCGAATGATGGATCGTACTGACTGTGGTCTGGTGTCGCTGAGGTGCGGACGACGTGCGTCTCGTTCAGGTAGCTTTCGAACTTCGTCCCGAACAAGGTCTCCGGTCGAATGAACTTGCTCATCTTCGGATCGTGCGTCCAGTCGCGGATCTTGTTGTCGATGACCTTCTTGAAGTCGTCTAGGGTGAAGCCGTCTTTGATGCGTGCGTTGATGTGGCGACGAGCGGTCTTGGAGGTGGCTTTGTATTTCTTACTCGCCTTCATGTTGAGGTAATAGATAATGTCATGAGCCAACGTCGAGTCTTGCTCGACAATGGTTTTATTAGGTTCATCATTATTAGTGGAATCATTATTAGTACAATCATTATTAGTAGTGTCGGATTTACCGTCCGCGGATTCTCCGTCCGCGGGTTTTCCGTCGACGGATTTCCAGTCAACGGTGGGTTGTGGCGTTTCATATAGCCACATCTCCACTGTCGCGAAGGTCCCATCCGACTTCTTTGATTGTCGTTTGACGAGGTAGCCGAAGGTCTGAAGTTCTCGCATCGTCTTGCGGATCGAGTCGCGACCGTTCGTGAAGTGTTTCTGTAGTTCTGTTTCGTAGAAGACCCAATCGTCGGGCATGGACATCATGTAGGAATGGAGTCCCTTCGCCTGAAGGGAAAGACGGCTATCATGTAACACCGTCTTATCCAGCGAGACGAAGCGACCAGCTTCCTTCTTAGTTCTGACTGCTGGCATGCTGTTCACTCCTTAGTCGGGCAAAGCTCGTAGTATAGTTTCTGCATCAATTCATAGTGTCGACGGAGTAGGTCGTAACGATTGATATACACGTCGTACTTGCTGACCTCTCCGAAGCAAAGTGTCGTCACTTGTGCCATTTGAGAAGGGATGACATGAATGTTTTCAACCTGTTTCTGCTCATCCAGTCTTACGCAGATGTAGAAGTCACAAGTCGGTTGCTTCTTGTTCGTGGCGAATGTGACGACACGGTTTTCACCCCGTAGCATGTAAGAAGAGCCGACCTTCACATCAACCTTCGTTGTACCGTTCACCAGTAAGTCGTAAGGATGCTTCGTGCTCATCTGTTCAACCTCGAATCCGAGATCCAATAAGATTTGCTCGATGTATTCCTCATAGTCGTTACCAGTGTTCGTTTCTGACTTTTTGTTATCCAGACCAAGTTTTTTCGCCCATCCTCGATATGATCCGTGTTTGCAAATCGCGTTGTGAAGCGCTTCGTCTTGCGTCACTTCTCTTACTTGCGCTGATGATGGCATGTAATCAATTTCGAGAGAGCGAACGACTTCTAGAATCGCTCGTTCAATTCGTTCATCCGTCCAATATCTTGTCTTACCTAAACGTCGCTCGTTCAAAATGGAAGCTCCGATTCCGACAAGTCGAACGGTACATCGTTGCGACCGTTATTGCTGAATGGATCAGCGCCGAATCCTGCTGGTGCTTCCTGCTTCGGTGGAGTCGTCTGCGGTGCTGATGCGCCGTCCTTCTTCGATTCGAGGAACCGGACATTGTCTGCGACGACCTCTGCGCGATATCGACGTTGCCCGTCCTTGTCCTCGTAGCTGCTGATTTGTAAGCGACCCTCGACGCCAGCGAGGGAACCTTTCTTCAAGTACTGGGCGACGTTCTCAGCTTGTTTGCGCCATACCGTGCAATCGATGAAGTCTGTCTCTTTCTTGCCGTCCTGCCCTGTGAAGGGACGGTCGCAAGCGAGGGTGAAGCGTGTGACGGCGATTCCTGATTGTGTATAACGCATTTCAGGATCACGTACTAATCTGCCTACTAATACAACTCGGTTAATCATGATGTTGCCTCCTCAAATGCGTTTTTAAGTTGTTCACGTTCTAACTGGACTTTCAGGAACTCTTCGTGCGTCAGTTCTTCCAGTTGTTCTTCCGGTACGTCGTGGGCGTGGTCCCAAGTCAGATAAAAATCGTCAGCGTAGTGGAAGTGACGCATACCTGAATACTGAGAGAACCCTGACATGAAGAGGATGACTCCGATGTTTTCAACGTTTACCGAATATTTGGAGACAATCTCGGCGAAAGATTTCGCTAACTCTTTTCCTACCTTCAGATTCATTTTTGGAGTGTAGCCGTTCGCTTTTGGATGTGGTCGGAATGTTTTCTGTTTCTCTTGATCCAGTGCCTTAAACGCTTCTGGCGTGATGACGAGTTGTTTCGGTGATTTGAAGTATTCCTTCGATGTTTCGATGCCTAAAAGTTCACTCACTTCCTTGTGGACATCAAGCCATTTAGAATCCGCTTCGTAGTTTGCCTTGAACCCTTTATATAGAAAGCTGTCTCGTTCTAACTTTGCGTATCGCGTCATGTTTTATCTCCTCCCGAGCGCCCTTAGCGGACGCTCTTTTCGTAGTCTTGGTGGTGCAGGGCGTTCTCGCGTTCTTCTTCTAAGCAGACGTCACAGACGAGCTGTCCGAAGACGTCGCGGTCCCCGCCGAACGGAATCATCTGCTGGCAACGGGAACACTCTTCTAGCGTTTCGTATTCGTCCATCATCTTCATGCCGATTCCTCCTTGTTCGCCTCAGCCGCTTCTTTCTTCGCGTTATCGATCCAACTTTCGAGACCGCCTTTCATCTTGACCGCCAAGTCGCGTTCGAGTACTTTTTGTCCGTCCCAGTTGACGGTTTCAAGGACCTTCTCACGGGAGACACTTCGTAACCCTGCGAAGAGGTCGACGAGCTTGTTCAGCGTTTCATGTTCCGCCTTCGTCGCCATGATCGGCTTCGGTGGCGTCGGGTTCTTCGAGGCGTTGTCGTTCGCCCCGTTTGCGTCGTCATCCGTCTCACTAGCGATGCCGAAGATGGAAGAGAGCGTATAGCGTCGAGCGTAGGTGATGGCTGACCCGACGGCTTGCGGGGTCGCCTTCTGTCCGATCGGGAGCAAGAGCGGTTCGAACTCGATCCATTCACCCGATTCGTGCATGAGGAGCGTCTGGACGCCTGCCTTGTCGTTCTCAGTCACTGTGGTCTGGATGTAGCTTAGACCGTGCTTAGGAGCCGTCTCTGCGATGCTGTCGACCACGTTGTCGAGTGGGACGTAGGTCGATTTGAAGTGCGGGTTCTTCGCCGACTTCTTCGGCTGGGTCACGTCCTTCTGAAAGGCAGCGAGTGCCTTCGCGATGCTTGCGATGGAGTCTGATCGTTTCATGTCCGTTCCTCCTCTAGCAGATGCGGATGTTCATAGACATTGCCGACTATTTTGAATTGGAGCGATTCCGAAAAGGCTTCGGTCGGGTAGTCGAGATAAAATTCATAGAAGTCTTTCAGATTGAACCGGTAGTCGTCCCAGATGACCAAGAAGTTTTTATCAGCAAATTCGAGAATGTCACCTTCATAAATCTCGACGCCGTTCTTGTCTTTTTGTCCGGTGTATTGCATGTATTGCAGATGTTCTAATTTCGGGAACCAATCTTCTCCAAGGTCATAACCCACGAATGAACCACCACTGCAAAGTTCGAATTGGACATCTTCTTCTTCTCCGATGAAGTACATTCGGTCTTTCACGTTGTCCCAAGCTCGAAACTTAATCTCTCTCATGTCCGTTCCTCCTTATTTGATTTGTAGGTTCGCCTTCGTCACCAGCTGGGCGCCGGCGATGACTTCCCCTGCCTTGAGCGCTTTGCTGATCGCTGTCTTGTCGGGATCCGTCGTCGTCTTCGTGCGTAGGAATCCGACGGGCAATGCTTCAGCGTCCGTGATCTCGACGCTCGTGCTCTTGCGGTAGGACACCGTGTACAGCGTCGTCTCGAGCTTCTTCAGGTCCGCGACGTTCAGGCACTCGTCGACGTATTCTTCGAGCCGCTTCGCCTTCACCTCGCGCAACTTGCGGCGTTCAGCGAGCCGTTGTTCCTCTGCCTTGAGCGCGGCGGCTTCGTTGAGGAGATGCTGGCGGAAGTGGAGCACGCTCTCGACCTTGCCTTCGAGGGCTTCGTCGAGTGCTTCGAGGGTGTCCGCGATGACGTCTGAACCCTGCATGTCTTCGAGGTCGAAGGAGGCGATGGCGTTCAGCAGTTGTTGCTTCTGTGCGGAGAGTGCGTATAGGGTTGTCATGTCCATTCCTCCTGTGGCACGTCTTCGATTGGGATGCATTTTTCGAGTTCGTCATAGTCCGATGAACCAACTGCCGCTTGGTTAAATTTCACGTTAACGACTGATGCAAAAGGCGTTTCAATCGCTTTCATGAATTCAGTGTCGAACCCAACTTTGTGCCATGTGTCGTTAACATCTTTAAATGCTCCGACCCACTCATCCGGTCGTGCCAACATCTCAGCGCGGACGTCGAACGGCTTTTTGATGTACCAATGTTCTTCGATGACATCGTTAAACATGATTGACGATGGCGAACCGTTATCTTCTCCACCTAAGAAGTAATGCAGTGTAAAACCTTTCATACAGTAAGTGCGACCTGTCGAGCTGAATACATGTTCTCCATCCAACCATTTCGCAATAGCTTCTTGCCAACTGATTTCCTTGAATCGTTTCATGTCCATATTCGTTTCCTCCTTAGCGTCCGAGATCCCGTAAGATTTCCATCGCTTGATTTGTATAGTCTTGCAGTTCGGCACGTTGCTCATCGTTTAAACCGAATCGGTCGTGTGCGTCGGTGATGAGTTCAATCAGTTCAATCAATTTCGGTTGCGCCTCTGCGACTTCCGATGCTCGTTCTGCGAGAGTTTGGAGTGTCATAACGCCACCACCTTCGCGTCGATCGAGTCCTCTGCGGTGAGGAACAGGTTGTTCTGTTCGTCGAGGGCGTTCTCGATCGTGTACAGCTCGTTATGCACCTGTTTGAGGAAAGCGTGCACCGGGTGGTTCGCGTCGAGTTGGTATGCCGCATTAGCGAGATGTTGATAAGACGCCGTGAGCGCTGCGTGGATCGCGTCGATCTTGACCGGACCCTTTGCGACGAGGTTGAGTATCTCGGGTGTCGTCTGCACGATTGCCGGAAGTGCGCGTCCAATTTTGTGTGTCGTGACCATATCGTTTCCTCCTTGTGAGGGTGCATGCTACAATGAAAATGTCGAGTAATCAGAGAGCATGACGCCTTGTGTGTAGTGCTTTTTTATTTGCCGTAAATCCGTTCCAGTTCGTCCACGTTGAGCAGCAGGACGAGGACTGAGATGAGTAAGCCGAGTTTCAGAACCATGCGTGCTTGCGCTCCACGTAGAGGGTAGCGAGCGTGACCGGTACGATGATCAGGTTGACCATGCCGAGGTAGTAGAAGAAAGCGATCATCAGCTTGCCTCTCCGAGCAGTTTCGTCATGAAGTAAATCTGTCCCTTACCCGTGACCTTCGTCGTGCGTGTGATCCGCACCGTGCCGTCCGGGTTATTGTTCGTGCGTTCCAGTACCTCGAACCAACCGCGCTCGACCGAGTATTGCGTCGGCTCGTTGTAGTGCGCGCCCTTCTTGCCGAGATAACCGTTCTCCCGCATCCAAGCGAACAAGCGATTCTGCCCCATCTTGAGACCGTTCTGGCTGATCAGTTTTGCGAGTTGCCCGACTAGGATGCTCGTCTGACTCGTCGAGACCGCTTCTGCGAACAGGACTTGCGGACGCTGTGCTTCGAGTTGCGTCGTCGCCGCTTCCTTTTCGTGTTGCAGACGTTCGATTGTCGACTGAGCGATGAGTAAGCCGCGTGCCATGATTTCTTCCGGTGATTCGTCAGCTCGGGCGATCATGTAGCCACCGTCCTTACGGATCGATGGGAGGACTTCACCTGTCACCCATTTGCGGAATCGTTTCGCTTGCGGTTTGCGACTATCGAGGATGACGTCATAGAGTCCGTCTTCGTTGATGACCGTGACTTGTTGCTTTCCACCAGCTGTTTGAAGGGTATAAGTTGAACTTACTCCCTCTGAAAGTCGATTCTTCACGACTCCAGGGTTAGTTAAATCGAGCACCTTACATACATCTGCTAAAACGAACAAGAGTTCATCTGGTGTACCGACGACGCGGACCTCGTTTCCTTCAAATACCTTAGTGAGTTGATTCATGTTATTGCCTCCTATTTTCTGATTGACTTGATTTCCAACGCCCCCTTTTTTCCAGTATGTAGTTGATATACTGAGATAGAAGGAGGTGATACATATGAAACTTGATCATGATTGCGTACGAGAAACTTTGCTTTCGATTGAAGAAAATGAACTGACAACGGAATATCGAATGATTACTTTGCTTAAAAATCCTCGATTAGATCAGTTCAGTCCAGATATTATCTTTCATGTATTGCAGACACTAGAATCTGCCGGCTTTATAAGAGGCGAAGAGATTAAGTTGCCTGGAGGTAACTTTAACTTTGTCATCAAAGAAATGACCTGGCAGGGTCACGCCTTCCTCGATAACATTCGCGATGATGCTGTTTGGAAAGAAGTTAACGAACTTTCATCAAAATTCGAGAGTGTTTCGCTAAATGTCTTGGCAGAGACGGCTGCGAGCTTGTTAAAAGAACGTTTAGGAAATTAAATTCAGGGTTATTTTGTGCGCTGATAGATTGCTATGAGGAGGTCATCAATTTCTTTGATGGCTTCTTCGCCTGCGTTTGTTTGGATATACTCACCTTCAGTTGCGAACACATGTAGTTCAATCTCCAATGTGACGCGGCACTGTGTAGAACCTTTGCTGAAGTCTTTATTGACTTTCAAAATTTGCCCTCCGACTTGCTCCCCTTGTTTCGAATCAGCTGATTTGTTGAGCTGTTTCATGATTGCATTACCGATCACTTCGATGTTTTCTGTGTGCTTTTCCATGTGTACTACCTCCTTATTTTTGTTTGCTGCGCATCCACGCATCGAGATCGTCGCGATGATACCGGACGCTCCGGTTGCATTTGGATGCCTTCAGTTCGCCATCCATTCGTGCGTTGTATAGTGTGAACTGAGAGAAGCCGGTGTATTCTTTTGCTTCCTTTTCGCTCATCCAGACCTTCGCGGTGTGTTGATCGAGCGCTTCCCGAATCCGTTCATCGATGAGTGCCGTGAGTGATTCCGGGGTAAAGGTCAACATGATTGTTTGTTGCATGATGTCACCACCTTTGTTATCCTGAATTACGGGATAAAATAAATCATTTTACCTGTAAATCGGGTATTTTTCTGCAAAAAAAAGTTCTTCGACGGAAACCTCTAGGATTTCCGCGATCGATAGTGCAAGTCCAACTTGTAGACCGCGTCTTCCACGCTCGATATCGCTATACATCTGTGGGCGAATCCCTAAGCATTTCGCAATGTAGATTTGCGTCATACCGATCGAAAGACGTTTCATCCGAAGCGCCTGACGTACTTCTTCTGGCATGTCTGTCACCTCTTTTCTTCGTTGTGTCTGTCTTACACTTATTACTATATACCTGTAAAACGGGTAAGTCAACCCGTAAAACGGGATTATTTTACTTTGTTTTGCGGAAATACCTGTAAATCGGGTACAATTGACCTCGAAGTAGTCATATCGTGGTCATTTTGTAGTACATTCATTTTGTGAGGAATTCGGCGCATTATATAGAAGGAGAGACGATATGATGGAGACTATAGTAAAGGGTGTGCAGTTCATGACGGAGGAAGAGCGGCTTGCGAAGATGGCGAGTCGAATAAGAGAACTTCGATCTAAAAAAGGAATTACGCAACTAGAAATGGCGAAACGTTTAGGGAGATCCCAGTCCGCTTACGGGGCATGGGAGTCAGGCGAACGATTCCCGCCGACTGATGTCATGCCGGAGCTAGTAGAAAAATTAGATACAAGTTTTGATTACCTATATTCTAGAAGTGACGATCCTTATCCAAAGTCTGAACAAGAGTTGATATTGAAAGCGGAAGAGAAGACGTTATTGAAATTATTAAATATAACTGAATCTGAAGCGAATATTTTAGGTAGAGAACGATTGAATACCTTATTTAATTTTTATAGATTCCAATTGAATGAAGCATTAAACGAATATAACAATAATAAAGATATAACGAACGAAAAAAAGAAGGACGAGCAGTGAGGAATCTCACTCTTCGTCCTTTTTTTCATGGGCTAAAGCCTCTATCATCATGTCATTTAAGGTGTAAGGAACTTTCTCTAACTTACCAGTGTGCGGACTGAGCACGTGCTTGATCCGCTGCGTGTTCAAGATGGATTCAATTGACGGGTGAGCTGGACTCTTCTTCTTTACTACTAACACAAAACCGCCTCGTTTCGATTGAAATACGAACGCCTATTCTTATGTTTCTTTACTCATAGTAAATAACTTTGGAAAATAATGCAATAGACCTATTACAATATTTAACCACGTTTGTTAGATATTCGTTCGACATGAAGGGTCAGACTTTGTCGAATGATATTTACTATATCGCATAAAATGGCGTCATATCGGGAACCTCCTTAGTATAGAATAAGTATGGATATGCATAACAGATATGGAACGTATCGGATTTATTTTAAAATAGACTAGGAGGATATATTATGGAGGAACGGAGACGTTCGAATAGGCGTAAGTCCGGACTCGGTGGCAAGGGGACGTTGTTCGCCATTCTCGGGGTTGTTGTGATCGGGACGGCAGGCGGTATTTATAGCAATCAGAACGAAAAACCGATTGATACGAAGCAGGAAGTTAAGGCACAAGATGAGAAAAGCGAGTCTTCAACGAAACAATTCAAGACGAGCGTCAAGGTTCAGTCCCCCTCTGACATTACGGATCCTGAGAAGATTCAAGCAGCTCTTGATGCTGGTCCAGACAGTCTTAAAGATACGATTGATGCTACGGATCAATTCGTCGACCGTTTGATGACGAAACAAGAGGCTGTTCGAAAAGCGAAGAAGCTGCCAATCAAGGATTTCCAGCAGACGATCACGAAAGATGTCGTCCAACAGATTGATGATCAAATTACTTCCCTGAATGAAGCATCGCAGACCGCCCATACGATGGCGATGGGACTTCTCTTGAATCAAGAGAAAGGTGCGACATTCGAGAATACAGAAGGACTCGACTATCAAAACCTCGAGCAACTCTCACAGAACTTAAGCGCGATGGCCTCTAGTTTCGAAACCTACGCAATGGCAAAGAATTTCGAGTCATGGGACGAGGCTTCCTCTTACCTTCCGAATCGACGCGACAAATCGTTGCTCGCAGTCCCACTGAATGAGGCAATCACGAAAACAGTTGAATCCAATTTCGAACCGATCATCGCAGAACCCGTGACGGAAGAAGGGAATACGGATGAGGAATTAGATACGAGCCCGGAGCAAACTGATGCCGAGCGATATCCAGAAGCTATCACAAGTGTTTTTAAAATATCCGAAGCTATGAATGCTATCTATACAACCGCTGATGAGTTACAACAACGGTTCACCCCGTATAAGAAAGAAGACGGGTTTAGTCAATTTGAATACATCTCTGTAGAAGACTTAGATGATTTATACAGATTTGACGCAACTGTATCGAATGAAATTACAGCTAGCATTCACTTCAAAGCACCCGTTTATACAACGGATGGATTTACGCAAGCTATGGATTCACACCGAATTATTATAAAAGAATTAGATCAACTGAGTACACTTCTTGAAGTATACCCAAGTAAATTTCGACAAGATCCAGGAGGTACACTTACGAAAGCAAAAAGTCACCTTGAACGAATCAAAACAGCGGCTCAAATTGAACGACCAGGCTTTGCAAAATTCTTTAAAACTGCTGGATCAGAAGCGAATTAAACGTAGTACACTGAAGGCACTCAGGTGCCTTTTCTTACAGACACGATTCGAACGTATGTACGTAAAAGGAGGAACATCATGAACTACAAGATCATCAAGCTCGACAACGGCAAGTATTGGACCCGCCTCTCGCTCACCGATCGCAACGGCGTCCGGCATCAACCGAGCAAGACGGCAGACACGCAACGGGAAATCAAACGCTGGGCGCAGGACATGATCCGCAAGAACGAGGATGGGTTGATTGGAAAAAAGACAGGGCTCGATCTCGAAGCCTTGACGAGTGAATACCTCGTCGAGAAGCAAGGCATCCTCAAGGAGATGACGCTGTATGCCCGTCGCGTTTCCCTTGGTCCCTTCCTGCGTGTATTCGGTAGCCGGAAAGTAAGCAGTCTGAACAAGCGAGAGATCACGTCTTGGCTCGACCGACATGCACGGGAACGCCAGCTGAAGGCGAACTCCCGGAACTCGATCGCCCGGCACATCAACTCTCTTCTCTCCTATAGTTATGAAGCAGGCTACCATTCCGACAAGGAACTGCGGATCGCGATGTTACGCAGTCCGAAGGAGCGGGAACGGGTATTATGGACGATCGAACACATCAAATTATTCGAAGAACTGTACTGGTTCGAGCCGCGCGCGAAGCTCTATATCCTACTCGCCCACACCGGACTCCGGAGCAACGAGGCGCGTTCGCTCGGTTGGGAGCATATCGACTTCAAGAACGGCACGATCCGTGTCGAACGCCAAGCGCTGATGTCGGCACAAGCGGGCATCAAGCGATGGACGACCCTCAAGTCCGGCAACGCTCGTGTCGTCCCGATGAGCCGTCATCTCCGGACGTTCCTCGAGCGGTGGCGCTTCGAACAGATGACATGGTTGAACGAGAGTGGGCATGAGAACGTACAGGATCTCGTCTTCACTTCCGAGAACGGCAAGTATATCTATGACAAGTTGACGATGCCCCACTTCCGGCTCCTCGCGAAATCTGCCGGACTCCCGGTCATCACGCTGCACACACTCCGTCATACGTATGCGACACTCTTGATCCAACAAGGACTTCCGCTCACCGGCATCCAGGCGATCCTTGGTCATGCAGATTTGTCGACGACGGTCCAGACGTATCTCCATGTGACGGACGAAATGAAAGACCGCGCACGGGATCTCCTCGACGAGATGTACGAAGAAAAAACGGTCTGA